TGAGAAACTAATAACGGAAGGAGAAAAATAATGGGATTATTTGAAGAAATTGAGAAACGTAAGAATGTCTATAGTTATAATTCTGGTCCACTGACTGAAGATGAGAAGAAGACTTTTATGAAGCGTATGACAGAATTGAATAAATGTGGTGCACCAAATACGGTATTTTCTACTAATACAATAGCACAGAGATTATCAGAAATAGCTTTAGAGGAAAAAGAAGCTAAAGTTGTTGAGCAATTACTGGAGATACTTTTAAATTTGTATCTGCAGAAAACTATTACTGCTAAACGATACGCAGAGTTAGAACAACTACTGCTCTCTACAGATTCTGAATCAAAAGTGTTGGCCGTACAGATTATTAAAAGTCTGTACAAAAAAGAAATAGTAATTGAAGACACGTTATGAAGTGGTGGTACAACGGGAAGGAATTTAAAGATGAAGATGTTCCAGAAGGAGCAGTTGGATTTATCTATGCGATTAAGATCACAATAGATGAAAGGCCTAAAATGTATATTGGTAAGAAAAACTTTTACTCTAACCGGAAAGTTAAAAAAGGAAAGAAAGAACTTGCCGCCATGAAAGATAAACGTGGTAGCAAATACAAATTAGTTAGAAAGCTTAATTATGAAAAATACCATAGCTCTAACAAGCAGATCAAAGAAGCTGTAAAGAATGGAACTTCATATAAGAAGTATATTCTTAGGATCTGTTTCTCAAAGATGGAGCTGACATATCAAGAAACTAGATACTTATTTAAACTAGATGTATTACAAGATGAAAAATATTTAAACGACAATATACTCGGAAGATTTTATAGAAGTAAATTAAATACAAATGCAAATGAAGAAACCATTTAAAAATCTATTGGGAAACAGAGTAGTAATTGAGAATTTCCTAAAGACGGAAGAACCAGAAGGTAAACCGAAAATTGAGTTACTAGATTCAACTAAGCAAGAAATTCAAGAAGAAAAAGCTACGAGTACACAAAGATTTAAAGTAATTCAAATTGGAGAAGGTTGTGAATCTCCCGTTAAGGTTGGAGACGAAGTTTATATAGAATCTCCAGAAAGAGTACTTAATCCGCAAGTAGCCGAAACAATAATTGAAGATGGTGAAATTCTAGGTTTTATTATACCAGAAAGACAGATTGCAGCCATCTTTTAATTTACAAACCAACCAACAAAAACTTCCCCTGCATTAATTTGTAGGGGAATTTTATTATCTTGTCAGTACTTTTTCAGTGAATAGTGGTTAGGTTAAATTAAGGGAGGATTCTATATCTTCTCTTTTTTTATTTCCTTATTTTTCGTTAACTTATTACAGTAGCTTTAATTTATTGAACTATGTCTGGAATGTTCGGAACAACGCTTAATCCACGCACTCTAATTACTAAACAGTGGATTGCTAAAGAGTATGTAGAAACAGATCTATTCTTTATAGGTCGTAGAGATGATGACTTTACAGGAGGTTATAAACCTCATGTTATGGAAATGAGAGCTCTTGCGGATATCATTGGTCAAGGAATTGAGTTTATTGATCTTGCAGATACTCCAATTGCTTTAGGACAACCTGGACAAATACTTCAAGTAAATGCTCAAGGAGATGCTCTAGAATTTATAGATCCTATTGATGATTTCTTAGACCTACTGGATACTCCTATAGATTATACATCATTTGCCGGACATTACGTAGTCGTTAATCAAGCAGAAAATGGTTTAGAATTTTTAGCTCCGCCAGCTGAAGAAGTACGATATGAATCAAGAGTTAATTTTGATACAACCAATAATCCTGCAGTTTCTCAAAATTTAGAAGACTCATTAGGTGTAACAGTAACATTAAGTAGAACAAATGTTGGTACATATAGAGCAACATTTAACTCAAGCGTTACTGCATCTAAGCTAATTTTATGGATTGGTAACTCTGTACTTGGAACATTTGTTCCAACAACTTATGCAAATACATTCATTGAATTTGAGCATCACGCATTTACAGGCGGTCTTTCTGATGCTACTCAAAACGAAGTATCTTTAGAGATAAAATTGTATCCATAAATTTTGTAATTTGGCTGTTGCAATAGTGCACAGCACCATGAAAAATTACAGAATATGGTCACTTACTTTAACAAAAAGGACTTAGTTTCCTTTGGTAAATATCTCCTGTCTGATGAAAGAACAGAGAAGATAGTTAATCATCCACAAGCATCTAAAATGCCACCGGTAAAAGAACGGTTAAAAATGATTCACGATACTGATCTAGCCAATTGGTTAGAGAAGTGTGGAAAAAAACTTCCACCTAAAGAAGAACAATCTTAAAAATAGTATTATCTTTGAACTAGAATTAAGAGGTAAACTTTAATTGTTTACACGCATATTCCTTTAAATTACCTCTTACGTTTCTATCATATTATTCTCCAACCTAAAAACCCTCGGAATCATCTGGGGGTTTTTTTTATTGTTTAGCTAAATAATTTTCATTAATTTATATATATAATATTTATAAGATATGTCAAACAGTAAAAGATACTCCGAAGGGAATAAAGGTTCTGATCTTTCATATAGAGGAAAAGTCTTAAAAGGCCTTCAATCTATAGCAGATTCTTTATCTACAGATTCTAAAGGGCAAGCTAGAACACCAGGTATTATACGTACAACAGGTTCAGGTTCTATTAGCTTTCTTGTATATGACTTTTCTGTATCTAATGTAGGTGCAGGAAATGGAACATTATTAGGGCAAACAATTAAAGCTGGAGAAACAGTTAACTTTGATGGTGGGGCTATTAATAATTATTACCCTGCGGGTACTGTTACATATGATGCAACAGGAACAGAGTTTTTGATCATATATAATTCATAATGAGCACTAGGATTGACATAAAATCTTCTGGTAGTGGTTCTAATCCCGTTGGTGCTACCCTGCAACAGACTGGCCAAACAACAGTTTTCACAACAGGTGATGATGCAGACACTAGAAATGAAGGTAGAGCAACGGACTTTTTTACTTTATCAACTAACAATCCATTTGGTAATACAAACAGATTCACGGATGAGTTAGGTGGAGGTACATACACTAATGATATTGTAATAGATTGGAGTACATACGACACTGTAGCTGGAACGGTTTTAGGATATTACAGAATCCCCTTAACGGCTGCTACTTGGAGTACGCAAGTGGCAAACTGTGCTGCGGTATCAATAGGTAGTTATACAAGTGGTTGGCGAATGGTGAACAACAATGAGTTCAGTAATATTTACTTAATGTCAGACACCAATTTTGCGGGTAGATTCGATGCACTGGATTACGCACCATTTAATATATTTTTAGCCAACTATTTATGGACATCTACAAGTAGAGACGCTTCTTTTGCGGTAGCCCATCTATTGAATCCATATGGAGGTTTCGGTGTAGCATTGCAAAATAAAGGTAATAGTTTTCAAGCTATTGCTTGCAGAACATTTACAGTAACAGGAACAACACTAACTTAAAAATACAATGGCAACTTACAGATTTTCACAATTCAACATTGACATAATTAATCCAGTTGTAACAGCTAATTCTGATTCAATCTCAATTCAACCTTCAGTGACTACAATTGCAGTTGATGTGACATTGACAACAGATTCTGCAGTATTTGGAATTAGACTTGATACAATTCAATGTCAGAATATGAACTATGAGGGTGAAGAAAATCTTCTTCTTCGAGTCAATGAACGTCTTCAAGATTATATTATATCATGAAAAACACACTAGCAATATTAGTAGGAGCTTTAGCGGTATTTGCACCAATACAACTGTCAATCATTATCCTTATGGGAATGATATTTGTAGATACGTTTGTAAAGTTAATATCCCTAAAGAAGATTTCTATAAATGAAAAAAGAAGTTTCTTTGATGTGTTTAGCTCAAAGATGCTACGTCAGGGTTATATATATAAGTCAGCAGGATACTTTATCCTAGCACTTGCACTATTTCCGTTAGACTATTTCTTTCTTACTCCATTTATCTGCCACATTATAGAGTATACAGGTATTGGATTAGACTTTATGACTAAGGCTCTACTTACAAATGGACTATTAATAATCTTCTCAATGATTGAGCTAGGATCTATCAATGAGAATTGGATAGACATTTCAGGTAACAATCTACTAAAAGGAGTTCGAGTTACTGTGCTTAAGATAAAAAAGGTTCTTTTAGATAGCGTAAACTTTTTTAAAGGAATTAAAAAATGAAACCTTCTGCTGGACTTACTAAACGTCAAAAATCCTCTACTGTAAAAGCAGCACGTAAAGGAAAGGATATTGGAAAAAAGGGTAAAAATTTCAAAAAGATAGCAGCAAAAGCCGGTGGTGGAGAAAAAGGAAAACGTATTGCTGCAGCCGCAATGTGGAAAAACAAAAAACGAAAAAAGTAATGGAAGAAACTCCAGAAAAAAAAGACAACTGGTTTGTAAAAGTTTGGAAGAACATTATTTGGTTCTTTACAGAGATTATTAATCTTTGGTCAGACAAACCTTCCTACTTTTCTAAAAAGAGAGTAGAATCATCTATTGCATTCATTATTGCTCAAGTTGGTATGATTATATACTTGGTCAATCGTATTGATACAATGGATATCTATGAATTCTTAATGTGGGCAACTGCTGAGTTCCTAATTGCAGGATACACGATCAGCCATATCCAGAAAGAAAAGAAGAATAAAGACACTACTCTAAAAGGATGATTGTATTTGTGGGTATAGTGATTATTATGCTCACAATTAATCTTATTTACCGCAAATTAAATCAAGACAAATGAAACCAACAACATTTATCATTTTGCTTTTGTTGATAACATCATGTTCAGCACCAAAGCTTTATCAACAAGGGATGAAGAAGATAGAAAAAGCTATCAAGAAGGATCCTTCAATCAAACTTCCGGCAGATACAATTGTTGACACAAATACAGTTATTCAAATTGATACTGTAGATAACGAGATCATTAAGACTGTCACTAATACAATTACGATTACAAAAGATACGTGCAACTTTGACACAGATCTGCTAAAGACGAATAAACAATTGCGTTGGGAAAGAAAAATGACTAAAGACTCTTTGAAGCATGCTGAAAAAATGTATAAGCTTGAAACTAACCGTTTGAAAGATTCTCTTAACGCATTAATAAAGATCAATAAGGAGCTTACAAAACAAGTTAAGGATACTAATGATAAAGAAGAAAAGGTAGCAAAAGAAGAAACTAAACAGAAGAAAGGTAATTGGTTTATCAGGTTCCTTGGTAGGATCTGGTGGCTTTTATTAATCATTGGTTTTGTACTAGGAGTATATTTTAGTAACTTTATTAAGAAGTTCTTACCATTTTTGAACCGAAAAAATAATACAGGATAATGGCACATAACAGCAATATCATCATAAAACGTGGAGACTATGGACCTCACGTTGTTGAAATTCAGAAAGGATTAAAGAAAGCTGGCTTTTGGCCATTAGCTGTTCCGTTCTCAAAAAACTTTGGACCTACTACAGATAAGTATGTAAGAAAGTTTCAAGAAGCCAAAAGTCTTGTAAAAGATGGTAAAGTTGGTAAGAGTACAATTGCAGCTCTTGGGATTGCTATTACTCTTCCAAAATCAGATGAAGCTGGTTTTGATACAAAGTACAAAGGAGTAACAATACAAGGATCTCATTTTCCAGACAAACCAATCTCTTATAATTCTAGAGTTCGTTTGAACAAAGAGATTCTTGAGGAATACATTCCTGTACGCAATCAAGTAATGGCAGATCTTCCTAAAGGTTTTCAATTGTTAGTAACTATTATGGCTTACAAAGAAGGTTTCCGTAAAGGAACTCGTTCTTACAGAACTAATAATCCCGGTAACATTGGAAATACTGATTCTGGTGCTAACCGCCACAATGGTAGCTTAGAAAGCGGTATTCAACTACAAGTAGATTATATCACTAGAATTGCAGAAGGAAAGCACAGAGCTTATCCTATGGGTAAGGAGAAGGTTATTAAGCCTTACTACTCTCCAGAAATTGCAAAGCATTCAAAACTCTATGGAATGAGTCCTTATGTTCCTGGATACAAGTTTATCTTCACAGGACAACTTGATCAGTTTGTAAAAATCTATGCAACAGGAGCTCGCGCAGGAAACAGTTATTTATCAATGATCTTATCTTACTTTAAGAAGAATGGCATCTACATTACTCAACACAGTAAGATCCAAGACATAATCAAAATGGACTAATGGAAAACGAAAAGAAAGAACAGTATTTTATAGATAATGATATTAATCATTGGGGAGAAGCTGACACTTATGCCTGTGAAATAATTCCATTAAAAAAGGGGTTGCATATTGACGATTTTAATCGAAATCAAGAAATTAAAAAGGCATTTGAAGCAGGAATGTTAAAAACTTTAGAATTACTTAAAGAAAAACAATTGTTAGTCTAATGGCTGCATCAGGAAGAAATCCAAAAAAACGTAATTCTCTTGCTGGTACTAAACGTGGTAAGAGTAAGTCTGCTCGTTATCTCCAAAAAAATAAGAAAGCTCGAGATAAGAAAAAGGCTTATGATAAAAAGTATCATCAAGATCCTAAACGTAAAAAGTACCGAGCTAAGTTGAACAAAGCCAATCGTAAAGCTGATACCTATGGTAACGGAGATGGTAAAGATATGAGCCATGATACGCAAGGTAAGCTTAGAAAAGAAAAACAGTCTACAAATAGAGCCAGAAATGGTAGAGGTGGAACAGCTAAGAAGCGTAAATCAACTACACGCAAACGTAAGACTACCAAGAAGTAAACAATAAATATTTATTATTTAGTATATATTTTGTAACTTAGTAAAAAGATTACGAAGTAAAATGCTATGAGTAAAGAAACCAACCAAAAAAAGCTCACCGATATGTCTGTGGAAGAACTTCAAGATTTGAAGAAAAACCAAATGGCTTATATGACAGAGCAATTAGATTATCTTGAAACAGAAGATAAGTATACCAATCTCAAAGCTAATATTGCGGAAAATAGACTAAGAGAGCATACAGCTAAAATTAGACTGGCGCAACTATTGGCTCCACAAGAAAAATCTAAAGAAGATGAAAGCTAAAGTCATAGAGAAACAACTACCAATGGATCTGTATGATATTATTAGATTTCAGATCAATACTTATTGTTTCCTTAATTCAGTACGTATTAGTCCAGCACAATTGGACACACTTGCTTATTTAGGTATGTGGGGAGATATGAATATATCTGACTTCTGTGAGCAGATAGTTATTAAGGATATATTCGGTAATCCGCAAACTGTTAGAAACTTTGTCATCAAATCTGTAAAAGATGGTTTGATTGAAAGAAAAGGTATGGGTAATAAAGTTATTTGCCTATCTGACGACTTTGCTTTACTGAATACAGGAACAATTCTAATTAATATGAAGGTGTATCATGTTGATCAAAGCAAAGAATCTGATTCCTAAAACAGCAGAACAACTAGAGTTATCTGAAGAACTGGTTAGTGATGTTGTTGATTTCTATTATACGGAAATCAGAAAGAGAATGGAAGGTCTTGAGAATAACAGATTATATATACCAAAAATTGGTACATTTTATATTAGTCAGCAAAAGTTAGAAAGTTCTATTGAAACTCTAACTCACATAGTAACTACAAGTAAGCCTGCAACATTTAAAGAGATAGGTATTCTAAATACCAAAAGAAATCTTTTAGAGTTGCAAAAAGAAACTTACCAAAGAATCTTAAAAGAACGCGAAGAATATGAACGTAAAAAAAATATGGGAGGCTAGGAAACAAATCCTAGAAGGTATTAAAAATAACACTTTTAAGTCTGATGCTGTAGAAGTGGTTGCAGAAGAACGAAACAAAATTTGTACAAAGTGCGAGTTCTATGATACTAAAGGAGATCTATGCTATATTCCTAAAACACAACCTTGTTGTGGATCGTGTGGTTGTTCATTAAAGTTAAAGCAACGCAGTCTGTCTTCAGATTGTCCAGAAGGATATTGGGAACCGGTGCTTACAGAAGAAGAAGATATGAATCACGAAGTATTAAATCCTGAAGAACATGATTAATTTAAAATTTAAAGAAGACGGACATAAATACTATTCAGATGATAATTTTGAATGGATTAGTGTTACTAGATTAGTCGGCCAGTTCAAAGAACCATTTGATGCTCCTAAAGTTGCAGAACGATGTGCTAAAGGAAAAAATCCAAAGTACAAAGGTAAAACGGTAGAAGAAATTCTTGCCATGTGGGATAAGGAAAATAACCGAGCAACCACACTAGGTAGTTGGTATCACAATCAAAGAGAACAAGATGTTCTTAACTGTAACACTATTACAAGGGATGGTATTGAACTTCCTATTGTCAGTCCTTTGTATGATGATAAAATAAAACTTGCTCCTGATCAAACTTTGGTGCCTGGAATATATCCAGAGCATTTCGTCTATTTAAAATCAGCAAGTATTTGCGGACAAGCTGATAGAGTAGAAGTTGTTGGAGATCGTATAGATGTATATGATTATAAGACCAATAAAGAAATCAAGATGAAAGGTTATGAGTTTTGGGATGGTTCCAAAAAGATGATGCTTGGTCCTGTTAGACATTTAGAAGATTGTGAGTTTAATCATTATGCATTACAGTTAAGTATCTATATGTATGTAATGCTTAAGCATAACTACAATCTTAATCCAGGCACTTTGGAAATACATCATATTGAATTTGAGAAAGAAGGTGAGGATAAAAATGGTTTTCCAATTCTT